CGTCAATGATGACGTATCGCTGGGCACCCCCTTTACCTACTATAGGCAGGGTGGGGCCCAGAATCCTCGTGGAGCCAAGCTCCACGCTCGAGCAAAGACTCGAGGACTACTTCTGTGAAAACAGAAGTGTTGCCGACGTTTTTGAACGTCGGATACAACCTTTCTTTTTAGAAAGGTTTCTCGGCACGCGTAGCGCGCCGACATTCCTCTCGGACTTGTGTCCGAGGGACCAGCAACAAGTGTTGCTGCGAAACCTTTATGTAAAGGTCTCTAAAGCCTTCAAGGTGAGGCTCCGCCGCCGGCTGGACGCCGGTAGGCTGAACCAGGTACGTTCCTGGTTCCATACTGCTACTGCAGCAGTCCTGGCGTACTATTGTACGTCCGACGACCCGAGCGAAGCTCAGGTCGATCGTCTAACGCGATGGGCGTTAGAAAACTGCGCGAACAATTACGCGCAGTTCCAGTCAGACTTTAAAAGTCTGAAGAAGGGCATGCGAAAATCGTTTGCCCTTACCGGTAGGATCGATTCCTACCGGCCTATGGCACATATGGTGCCATACTACGACCTCTACCGTTCAAAGGTAGGGTTCGAGTCACCAGCTGAGCTGGGACGCTACGTCTTAACCTGGTGTCAAACCAGGGCGACGGGCATGGCGGATCATACAATGATCCGCAATTCTCTTGAGAAGTTCAAGAGAACGGTACAGGAACCCTCCGAGAGGGTAAAGATCCCTGAACCGTACCTCCGGGAGGCTACCAGGATGGCCGTTAACACCATGGGTGTTAATGCGGTTGTGTCCGTGGGCACAACCGCCTGCCTCGAGTCATCTCGAGGCAGGGGGGGGAAGACTGCCTTCCTCCGCGACACGCTTGCGAAAAAGCGTGTCCTGCGTTTCACTTATAATATGGAAACGCTCGAGCCGACGGCAATTGAGCCTCGGCCGGTCAGGACACCCGGTGATGTCCTGAGCTGGGCTGTTCAAACAGCCCTGCACCACCCCACATATGTGAGGTGTGTGAGGGTTCACGCTGTTGTCGAACCCTCGAAGGCGCGCACAATCACGGTCGCGCCTTACGCCTATCAAGTGATAATGGGCGTCCTGGCACACATGTACCAGGCGACTTTGCAACACAAACATGTAAAGTCAGGGCTTAAAGCTGACCGCCATTTGTGGCGGTTTGTACAAAAAGTCCTCAATCCGCAATCAGCGGAGTGGCAGCACCTCCCAGAAGGTGCTACGATCTATGCATTGAGCACAGATCTCTCCGAAGCAACAGACTTCGGAAATCTGACTGTTAGCAGTCAGATATGGCAGTTTTTGAAAAACTGTCATCGGTGCACGAAGGGTTTCCCCGTGCACTGGCTGTACTAGGCAAGACCTTGTACAACGGGAAACGATTCTTTTTCGTTCCTGACCAAGCTGGTAATTACCAGCTGGTATCCAGACAAAGAGGCTGGATGATGGGTGATATGATGACTAAGGTCATCCTCACCATCGCTCATGATGCAATATGCCGCATGAGCCGCCTACAAGTTTATAGTCTTGTGGGTGATGATGAAATAGCACTTAGTGCTTCAGTTCATCAGTTGTCGAGTCAAATCGACAACCTTCAGACCATATTCAAGGTGTCTGAAGAGGACACGTACATTTCGTGTCACCTCGCATTTTACTGTGAGGAGGGGACGCTCGTGCCTCAAAAGGCGTCGTCCTCTAACCACGTCCAAATGAGACGTGGCGAGGAGCTATCTTACTTGGATTATCCAAGGTTCAGGCTCCTCCTACCTCAGATCTCTGAGGTAGATGCCTACTCGATGAGCAATTCGGGTAGGTTCGCGCTCCTAGGGAAGGAGGCGCGTTGGGTTGACAATGTCAATCCAAAGGCGCGCAAGTACTTTACTCGCGCGTCTCTCCTGCAGCACATTCTCGTGCCACAGGAGCCGGACTGTATCAGTCCGTACGTCCCCATTGAAATAGGGGGCGATGGGGCCATGCCCCACTCACCAGGTTTCCTGGCGAGAGTCGTTGCGGATAAATCCCGCAACGCCAGAGAGGTCATGTATAGAATGGCCTCTCTCATGTCCGGTACGACCGG